CCACGATAGTTGTCCTCATCCTCAACTTCAGAATCAATACGAGCAGACTTTCCGCCTAAGGCAACTTCAAGACGCTTCTTCATTTCTTCATAAGACTTGAATTGGTCAGGAGAAACAAACTCAGAAAGAGAAAACTGCTTCTTCCAAATTGCTTCCATAGCATCATCATCATTCAACAAAGCGCCCTGAGAGGCGAATTCACTGGAATCATAGTTTCTATAACCGGCAACACTCTTTGCCTTCAGTTTGAAATTGGCACCAGTCCAGAAATCAAACGGATCGATGGCAGTTTCATCTTCAAACTCAGGTTGCATTGCTTCCGTGAGTTTGTCAAAGATTTTCTTACCATACTTGAAGAGGAAGACTTTACCCTCATTATCAGGATTAGCAGGGTCCTTGACAACATAGATATTACTCATATAAGTCAGTTTACGCTTCTGCTTACGGGCAACTTCCTTATTGGAGTCTATACCAGAGTTCCACAATTGACCGTTGTGCTCACATACGGGGCACTTCTGGTTGAGAGTAGTTAGGCACGAGTCAATCAACCAACCACCGGGTCCCTGAAAGGCGTGAGAATAGACTTTGACGAATGGCAAGTCTTCACCATCAGGAGCAGGAAGGAAACGAATAACGGCATAACCATTATTTGCTTTGTCACATTCCAATTTCCACAAACGGTCATCAGAAGAATTACCAGAATTATTCATTTTTTCAACTTCTTTCACCAGTTTTTCGGTGAGAGAACCAAGTTTAGATTGCTTTTTTAGGTCTGAAAAAGACATAAGATTTTTTAGGATAGTTTAGATTGTTGGATTACTTAGATATTATAGCAAAAAATCACTCATTAGTCAAGGTACTTTTTGAGTGACTCAATTGTTTTTGTCATACTGCTGAAAAGAATATTCATATCAGTCTCTGGTGGAAATCCCATCAGAGCAACTGACCTTCTCAGATTCTCTTTCATCTCAATTGCCTGAGGGTCATCAGAAAGAGAAAGTCTTGTGTACATAATACGCTGCTTTTCAAGCAGTATTGTCATTTTATCAATATGTTCCAGTTTATCTTCACGAGGCATCATACCAAAAGTTAAAATACTATTGTATATAAACTCTTGAAGTTGATTGATTTCTTTTAGTTCATCCTGAATAATATCAGAATCAAAAAAACTACTCATTTATAATGTCCCGTAAAAGTTTTTTGTACTGGAATATATCAGTATGTATAAAGGGTTTATATTTCCGAATTTTCAAACTTACGGTTTCCCATACTGGGTCCAGAAGTTTCTTGTCAAACTCACTAATATACGAGAATATTGTATCATAGATTACCATTATTTCAGGTGCCAATTCACTTTTTAGAAATGTTTTGAGAAGAATTGGATGACCTTTCGAGCAGTCGAAAACATTCTCTAATTTTGTCTGAGAGAACAATTCGGTCGATTGCTCCTTGAATAAGTAAGTCAGACTCTGCTGTCTTTTCATCCATTCTTGGTAGGTTCTTTCTCCAGAATTTATAATTTCTCCAATCCATAAATTACTTGTACTATCTGCTGCTACAAAATTTGATACTAGAAAATCTACTATTTCTTTATCTTGGTACTTACGACTTGTTTTCTCGAAAAAATACCGGTCCTTTCTTTTATTAAACGAAGTTAGTGTTGCTCTTGTCTTTTTATATTTAAAGTAATCATATTTGGGATTAGAAAAGTGATTCTTAATGCCCAAATAAGCCTGATAAGTTTCAAAGGGTGACATCAGATAGGCAATTTCGCTTTAGAGACTCTTTTCATAAAATTCAAATTAATAGCATCATACTTCAATCTTTCTTTAAGAGGTTTGGAAACTAGTTTGGTGACTGATTCAATATCAATACTATTAATTTCACAATAATGGCAAATGGCATCAATATAATTACAGTTTTCTTCCGCAACTATTTTTTCTATTTCTAGGGCAAACTTGGAAGGTGTAAGAAACTTATCTTCTATTGCCTGCTCTAATTCTTTGTTTGATTCGGGTGATTCCATATCTTCTATATTAATCTCTAGGAATGTCGCTAGTATGTTTGTCATAGTTTAGCAGTAATAATATGTATTATAAGATATAATAATCAATTAGTCAAGTAGACATATGTTCTAGTTTATCGTTCACAAACTTTTTGATGTATTGGACCACAAGTTTCATATACTTGTTTAGGTCTCTTTCTTCGTACACCACACATTCACCATTCTCACATGCCATAATGATTACTAGTTTCTTAATCGGAATATCTGTCATCTCATAAAGTGCCATTCCATAGAACATCGCCTGAACGAAATAATTCTCAATCCATTCTCTGGGTTTGGGTTTTTTAGAAGTCTTGAAGTCTATAACCGCAAGTTCTCCATCAAACTCGGCAATACAGTCAGTTGTTCCTGCCACACCAAGTTGCTTACTATACAAAGCACCTTCTAGGCAGTAAATATTATCAATTTTATTCAGTTCAGTTTTAGCAATCTTAAAAAGAAAATCTGATATGGGTTGAACCGGAGGAAGCTCTCTATTATAAAGATAGTTCTCAACCAGAGTGTGCATATCAGTTCCACGACTGGTTGCTGCCTTGGTGATTTTATCTGCCTCTTCTACACCAACTCTCTTACGCCACTTGACAAAGATTTCCTTATTAAAATGACTGGTTACTGAGGTGATGGAGACCATCTTGAGTAGTTGGTCTCCATCTGGGATGCTGTAATATCGGACCCCATCAATTGTTGCTCTCTCAAGTTGAGGAAGTACATTATCAAGATGATTAAACATTTAAGACCTCACTCTTCCTTTATTATAACCCATAGGTATAGATTCGTCAATATTCATAAGTTTTTCTTCAATACCATTATTAATCCAAACTCTCTTTGGACGATTTTTTGCCTTTTCTCTTAACTTTTCAATAGTTTCTGGAGAGTGCTTTTTTCCATACATAGGATTATTTTCCCCATTTACATCGTGATGATTTTCACTAATTTTTTTTCTAGTTTCATCACTAAGAACTCTACCAAGATTTATTTGACGCAATTTTTCAATAGATTCTGGACTCAGTTTTCTTCCAATTAACCAAGGTTTTGATTTACCTTTTGAGGCGACACTCATTTTTCTTTTTGTTTCATCACTATGATTCTTACCGTACATACCAACTTTTTTTTCTTTATGAAGTTGTTTAACTCTTTCGGAACATTCTTGACGATATTCTTCGGTTACTTCCCAACCAAAAATGCCGTCGCCACCATCAGTTAAATTATAACCATAAGGAACTTTGGTATTATACTCTTTAATATAATACTGCTCCAATTCATATGCTCTTCCAGCAGTATCAACTTCTTCAATCAATTCAATAAAAAACTTATCTTCACCGTACTTTTTGATTGCCTCAGTTAGAAGAAATCCTCTTTTTACGTGTTGATAAAATCTTTCCGTGATAGAAAACTTTGTTAGTCCAACATACTTTTTATTATTATCAAGGTTGGTAATTAAGTAAATATTATACACTGTCTAACTCATAAAAGGTTATAATTATTTATATAAATCTAAACCTCTACGAGTTAGACATATTATTATAATCCGAGTGCGTGTTGGGCGATTAAAAATTCCTTAACCAATCCTGAACGAATCACATCATCAATACCAAACTCAATTATATCAATAGACGGCATAGTTCTCAAAATTTTCATAAAATCAATTACACCATTTTTTTCATTTGTTTTTATTAAATCAGATTGAGTAGCATCTCCACAGAACATAATCTTGGAGTTTTCACCCACACGAGTAATAATAGAACATAATTCGTGGAAATTTGCGTTCTGGAACTCATCCACAATAATAATAGAATTATCAAGCGTGGTTCCTCTGAGGAATGAAGTACTCCAGAACTTAATGGTTTCCTGTGCCTTGAGATTGCCATAAAGCATCTCAAATTCAGCATCAGAAGGCATCTGGAACATATACTTTACCATATTCTTATAAGGAATTTGGTAAATATCCGACTTATCATCATAAGAACCAGGAAGAAATCCAATTTCTCTTGTGGCAACTAAAGAACGGACAAGATAGATTTTTTCGTAAGGTGTTTTTTCATCCAAAACCTCACGAAGAGCATTATAAAGAGTAATAAAAGTTTTACCAGTACCGGCACACCCATAGGCAACTAAATGTTTTTGTTCCGCATAAGAATCAAAAAGTTTTTTCTGATTATCAGTGAGTGGGTCAATATCTACTAGATATTCACCGCTTAACGGTTTTTTACGCTTTGCTTGACGAGTGGTAAGACCAACATCATTTTGTTGCTCTGCTCTTTTTCTTCTTGCCATAAGTGTTTAAAGTTTTTTTACAGTTGAACCGGGCATTTTCTGAGCTTGTCCGAGTACATCATTCCACGAAGGATGTTTGGAGGTTAGTTTATTTCTCCAATCCCCCACTTCACCAACATTCATTTGTGTTGGTATAAGAGGTTTGATATGAGTATTTTCTTTGAGATATGGGTCTTTGTCTGCCATAAGCATCCATTTCTCAAAGATTTCACCTGTTTCTGTATTCTCAAATCTGTAAGTAGGCATTAGGTATAATAATTTACAAAATATTTAGGGAGAAAGTCGTGCTTTGTGTAGACGCTTTTCCTCATAATAACTAAAGATTTCTGGAACCCATTCTCTCATTACTGGAACCATACCTTCACATAATGCCTGAATTTCTACCTGAGCATCAAGTTTAGCACGAAGGTCAAGGAAGTGAAGTGCGGCACGGAGAGAGAACGAAACCACAAAGTTCTGGCGGATATTCTGAGGAAGGTAATCACGAAGATGTTCCTCTGCCATACCACGAGTATTATAACCCTCAGCATACCTCTCAGATGCCGCCAGACAGAACTTTAGTTGCCTTTCGTAGTCATCCTTCGTCCATTCATACTTGTGCCCTTTACGGTCCAAATAGAGACCTTCTGGACGCACATAGAAAACCTCTTCGGGTTTCAGGTCACCAGTCGCAACCTTCAATACACGACGACCGGTATAACGCTGAGACTGAACATCAAAAGAAACTCCAACACGGTGAGTTCGTGCCTGAACCATTACATTATGAACAAACCCAACGCAATCCAAAGAAATGGCAGGATGCTCTAGAGGTCCCCAGTGCCCTCTCTCATTTGCCAGAAGTTGCTCAATTACCCATTTGCCACATTCCTTTTCCGCAGGAGGAAACTTAGTGTGAATAGGGTCTTCACTATAATCATTCTTACCTGCCTGATAAACAAGAGTCTGTGGAAGTTGTGTCTGACGAATCATCACAACTTTCATATAACGGTCAAGTTCAAGAAGGTCTTTTGCTTTAATTGGTTTCATTTTCCAAATCCTTTTGATGTTTTTGCTTCTAATTCTGCAAGTTCTTCTTTGACAACTCGCAGTTGTGATTTCATTTTCTTAAGTTCTTCATTAGAATATAAGTGATCTTGCCTAATCAATCTTTCTAGTAGTTTTACAAGTTTTTTTGCTCTTACGGACATCAGTTAAAAAACCTCATCATAGTCAATTTCCTCTGGTTTAATGTCATCATACTTGTATTGTGGTATATCAGAATATATCTCTGCCTTGAGAGAATCTAAAAGCAATTCCATATTCCGAATAATGAGTTTTAATCTTTCAGTATCCATTTAGATTGATATTTTGAATTCATTATACAAAAAAAGAGAGGACTTGTCAATCCTCTCTTGAAAACCCTTTTTGGGTGAATTTTTTGGGGGATTTTTTTCCGCCTTTCTAGGAAATCACTTTCGCCTTTTCTTTTCGGGTGCCCTGTATCCCCATAGTCTAGGAGATACTCTTCCGTATCCAAAGTCAATTTTTTGAACCGATCCGGGTCCAAACTTATCATAGTACATATCAAAGATTTTAACTCTAGTTCCACGACATAAGTCTACATGAGTCTCACCATCCACACGATAAAGAATTAGATAAGCATCATTTGGTAAAGAAGGATCTTTTACTTGAGCA